GTGCGGTTGTGCCTGCCAATTGACCAGTTTGACCAAGTGATGTTTGACCTAAACCAGCAATACCAGCTAATGTGTTGTAAATGTTGCCACGTTGAGTTTGAAAACGATTGAAAGCATTTCCATATTCTTGGCTTGCTTGCCCTTGTGTGTAATCTTGCATAGCCGCCAAAGCATTACCGCCAATCAAACCGCCTGCTTGATTTTGTTGGGCTTGCAAAGCACGTTGACCTTGTTGCAGTCGGAAAGCGTAGCCAGGGTCCATGCCTTGCTGAAATTGTTCTGGACCAAATTGTTGGGTCAGATAAGGTTTCATGCCTCCAATGTCTGACAAAGCAGAATAACCAGCTTCTCGATATGGTGCTTGCTGTGCATTTTGAATATCAAACATCTGCTTTTGCAAAGCAGCGGATTCCCGCATTGCATCAGCTTGGGTTTGTGCGCCTTTTTGTGCGGCTTGACCAGACAGATAGCCACCTACTAATGCGCCACCACCAGTAATTAATGCTGCTGTTACAAAACTCATGTCATTCCCCTTTAATTTCTAAAACTTTCAATTTGTTATTAGAGTCAAACAAAGAAAGTTCATCAGGCTCAATCAAATCTTTTTCAATTTCATCCAAGTCGGTTTTGTCAGTCTTATGAAATGTAATGCCAATTGCATCAGTCACAGCTAACGTTACGCGCTTTGTGCCAGGCTTGGATTCAATAATGTCACCAGCATGAAGATGCACCATTCCTTTTTCTGACCAAGCAATGATTTCACCCTTAGCACACAAAAAATAATGATCTTGCTTATGCACCTTACCAACAATCAAACAACCCGCTGGGCGGCTTAACTTTCGTGCATACATACCGCCATGAAAATAATGCTCAGTGTGCATTGCGTCAGATGCCATTTGCAAATCAGCAACAGGCATTTGCGACATTTCACGTTGCAATTTTTCAATTTGCTCGCGTGTTGGGATTTTGATTTCTGTAAGTTCCATATTATTGATTGTAATAAGGAACTTTGAAATTCTGACCATTTACCGTAACATTTATAAACCCAACAGGGTTAGACGGTAATGTTGCTGATCCCGCAGTAGCAGTAGACGCATTGGAAAAGTTAAGCAAATTCAAAAAGAACTGTTGCCATGCCCTTGTTGGACGTTTGGTTTGCCCATCCAAGAACTCAGCTTGCGGGTAAGGATTGGTCTGGCTTGCGCCGTATAGTCCTGTTGCCATTAGTTATCCCCCGCACTTCCTTTGAGATTGGCTGAAACAATTACCGCATTAATTGGGTCAGATACAGAAACTTCAAAGATTCTGTCCCTTGCATACCCCAATCTGCGCCAAATGGCACGATTTTTGTATTTACCTTGCTTGCCAATAGAAACCCAATATTCATTTGACCAAGTTGACCCGCCATCATTTGACCAACGCAACATAGCTTGAGGGTTGTCTACGGTGGTTGTTCCAACGCCTGGTTGAAACTGAATCTGCAATTCATCAAAATATTGACGCTGTAAATCTGCTGTCAAATGTGGTGCTCTGCGTAATCTGCGGACATTTTGACCAGAATCTGTGTAATTGGCTTTATCCAATTCATATAGTGTGCCATTTGAATAGTCGCCTACCATTACCATGCCTTGGAAAACAGCACAGCAATTACCTCGATGCCGTTCATATTGACCTAAGTTATTGGTATACAACCACTTATGCCACATACCAGAAGCAATGTCATAAGCCCAAGTCAGGTTAATTGATGGAAACGAAATCACATAAATTTCATGTCCCTCAAGCTGATAAGTCCACGCAATTGCGTCATTAATGGTTTGATTTACAAGAGTATTTTCAACAGCATGGTTGGATATTCTTTGTGGAATATATCCATTCATCATCATGATTTCGCCTTGTCCACGGTTATTTTGGGACAAATAAGCAAATGAATTACCAACTCTAGCAACAGAAAAAGTGGCTGCAATGCCGTGTTGGGTAGATGTGCCTGGTATGCGCTGAAACGGAAATTGTGCCGCCCCCACATCAACCCATACTTCTGACGATGCTTCACCTAGCAAATAAACTTCACGATGGTCAACAATCAACGCCACTAAATTATCAGGTGCACCATCTTTTGAGCCAAATGACGTACCTATTGAAATAGGTGAAAGCGCGTTTGATGCGCCCCATTGTTGGCTACTTTGGCGGCTATATACAAAATAATTGTCCACAATGTCAACTGTCGTGCCGCCTGTAAAAGCGCCATCAGTGCTTGGCAAATAGGCAAAATTCAACCCGTAAAGCGTTCTTGATGTGACTGTTTGTGATGTGCTGACCGTATATGTTCCAGCGCCACCTGTGCCTGTTCCAAGGGCTGTAATCATGGTGTTTGCCGTGACTGTTGAACCTTGGATAGTTTGACCAACATACAATGTGCCAGAAGTTACTGCGGTAACCGTTAAGGTTGTGCCTGCAATTGATCCTGTAACCACCGCCCCAACCGCAGTGGAATTCATTAATTTACTGGCAATTGTTTGGGAAATGTTAATTGTGTAAGTCCCAACACCGCCAGAACCAGTGCCTAACGCGGTAATGACAGTTTCAGCGGTCACGCCAACGCCAAACAATGATTGATTTATGCCAATTGTGCCGTTGGTGACAGCAGTGACAGTCAAGGTTGTGCCTGATATTGAGCCAGTAAATACTGCGCTAGATGGGCTTGAAATGCGCCATGTGTAACGGTTTGTACCGTCCACAATATAGACATTAATTCCGTTATCAGTGATGCCTACGCGTCCTGTGGTGGTGTTTAATTGACCAACTAATGTAGGGGTAAGTGTTGAAGTTAAAGCATAAACATATTGCCCCACAACACAAATTAATTGACCGCCACCAGAAACAGTGCGTAATCCCCTTATTTCTTGCGAATTTTGAAAAACAATTTTTGGAGTCAGACCAGGCGTAGGATACAAAGCCACCACGCCACGGTCGCCAGGCTGCTTGAGTGGGTCAATCTCAGGATAAAAATTGATGCACTCCTGCGCGTCAGCATAGATTGACTGTGCTGTGTAACTTGGTCCGACAAATCCAAAATCTGCCATTTATTACCTCGCAAATCCACCGCTAAGAATCCAGCCAGCGTCTTTAGCTTTTCCAACCAACAATGAATCAGGATACCTAGAAGTCTGAACAGGACGCATATTTGTGCGCTTGATCGTTGCCTTGGCTTGTGCCGCAAAGCCTTGAATCATTGCTATTTGCACTTGGCTATTCTTGCCGTACATCGGCATCAACCGTTCAGCCAGACACCATCTAGCCGCCATTGCATAAGCCTGTGGCAAAACAATTGTGTCATTGATTGAGTCGTATCTACGGAAAATCGTGTCCGCAAATAAGTGCATTTCGCCCTGACTAGGGTTAGGCCAAACAAAAATATTGCCAAGCGTTTCGGTTGGTTGGTAATACAAGGCTTTAGGCCAAGGACCAGACAACGTTTTTAGTCCGATCATTTCGTAATCTTCTACCGCCAGTATCGCTACTGGGTAATCTAAACCACCATTAACAATAGGAGTACCATTTGAATTAGTATTGATACGAACAAAAGCAGAACTGATAACGAGGGGTCGCTGATAATAGGCGCTGATCGTTGTTGATGCAACGGTTTGGGAGATGTTGACTGTGTACGTTCCGACTTCATTGACGTTACCTCCAGCACCAGTAGCAAAGCCTGTTATGGTTGTACCCGATGAAATACCAGAACCACTTAGGGTTTGTCCTAAAGCTATTGCCCCTGAGTTAATAGCCGTAACTGTTAAGACATTGCCAGAAATACTACCAACAAAGTTTGCGCCAATTTGACCGCCTGGCCCAATCGTGTACTGAGTCTGACCTGACGTAATTGGGAATACGATTTCGGTTTTATAAAAAACCATCATATCCTCATTTGACCACTGATCGAGCATATCGTTCAGCATATCAAATGCATCTTGCGTAGCATCAGCGGTCGGAGTTTCACCAGCTTCTAATGCGCCAATGTCCTTTAATGCTCTAGAAATGATGTCTATTGATTGTGCCATATTTGTTCCTAAATATTCGGTGTGAAGATTTGGGGTAACCAAGGCGCAACAACAACTCTATTCCCTTGCAGGGACGCTAATTGTTCCTCTAAGCGGGATTTTATAATATTAATGCCATCTTTGGTAGTCTCATTTTCAATCCATGATGCTACATCCGCTTCAGTCACTTCATTAAATGGCTTATTAAGGATTTTGTTACTAAACCACCAATTTCCCTCGGTTTCCACTTTGTCGCCTGTATCAGTTTCAGCGGTTACAAAATACTTGGCATGGGTGATTAATTCACCATCAGCAGATATTTCTAAGATTTTCCAGTTGAATGTTGTCATTTTGCTTCCAATGCCTCAATACGTTTTGTTAATGTTGTAATAAGGATTTGTTGTTCTTGGATAGCGGCTGTTAGAGTGGCAACCAAGAATGATGTGTCGATGCCTTGATATACAGGGTTTCCGTCAGCGTCAACAGCATCTTTTTCACCATGCACAGCTTGAGGGCAAATTTCTGCTAACTCATGGGCAATAAAACCTTCCCCTGTTTCATCAGGGGCAAATTTCCATGTATAAGTGCATGGTTTTAATAAATTAACTTTAACCAAAGCTCCAGTTATTGGAGCAATATTTTTCTTTAAGCGGTAGTCAGATGATGTATTGTATGCAACCGCTGTTGTACCATTTTGA